ATCCGCTACAGGCTTTCAAGCGGTGAATGGTCTGCATGGATGAATAAGGGAAAAGGTAGCTTTCAAAGTATTGAGATAGTGCAGAGGCAGATCAGGCTTCTTGCGGCTTCATTTAAAGGCCGTGAGAAAGAGATCAGGTTCGAATGGAACGGATGGCTATGCGACTACGCAGGACTCCCCACAGGCGAAGTAATTAGCCTAAAATGAAAGCGATTGGATGGCTATATGATCAGGAGTTTAAATATGTTTTTCAGAACATAGGTAAGGATCTATGGGAAGATCTACGGCAAGAGGTAGCGGTCATAGTGCTAGAATACGATCAGGAAAAACTCAGGGAATTAGAAGCCAAAGGAAAGCAGGTTTTCAAGTTCTGGATAGTTCGCATCTGCTGCAATCAAACTAATTCAAAATATGGGAAGTTTGGCAGGATGTATGCAACCTTAGTACCTGTAGAAGACATAGTCAAGTTTATCAAGGAAGAGGAGGAGATCGATAACAGCCAAGCGGTGGCAGACTCAATATCTAAGATAGTAGAAGGGCTATATTGGTATGATCAGGAGATTCTCAAGATGTATGTGGAATTAGGATCAGTTCGGAAGGTATCAAAGCAGACAGGCATTCCACACACTTCAATTTTTATAACCATTAAAAATATCAGAAAATGTATCAAGCAGCAGTTAGTGTACTAGGATCAATTGGGATAACCCTGATATATTTCTATATCCTGAACTTTCCTAAATTTTTTAAGAAAGTCACAGGCAGGAATTTGGTCAAGCCTTTTAGCTGTTCCTTCTGTATGTCCTTTTGGATCAGCCTCTTTTTTCTAATCTTAAAAACGGATTTGCTAGAAGCGATATTTATATCTAGTATAGTCCCCTTTATCTACCTGTATGTGGAGGATCATTTCACTAATAAGTTTGAACTATGACAGCAAGGGCAAAGGCTGATCAATTGCTGATCAAGTTTAAAATGAGTGAATGCACACATGGGTACAATGATGTGAGGGATCTACACGCTGCCAACAGATGCGCAATAATAGCAGTAAATGAAATAATAAATTCAAACCCTCATTCAAACCCACTTAATACAGAAGTATATTCAACAATGGATTGGTGGCAAGAAGTAAAAAACGAACTAGAAAAATATGACACCTGAAGATCAAGAATTATTCAAGAAGCATTTCGAACTATACGAATGCTACAAAAAACACGCTTTCATTCGTAACTATTCGAAGACAGTCTACACGGAATTGATTCACCTATATACTACCTATGTCAACAAGAAGCACAACTTCTCACATTGGTGCAGTCAATGTAGGGCAGAACTAGTCAACTACCTATATGGGTGGTATGTCAATGAAGCGAATACCACCTGGTACAAAGAAGAGAAGGTAGAAGAAATATCTCAAGTGACTTTCAAATCGGAAGAACCTGTGATTGAAAATAAGCCTATCAAGAGAAGAAGAAAACCAACCAAATAAACACATGGACAACAAACCAAAAACAAGACTAGGAAACGGAAAGAAAAGAAGTGATTCATGGATCACGGCAGCTATCTGTATATCTGATGCAGAGGCACACGCATACACCTACAACGGGAAGAAGTATGTGAACCTGAATATCAACATCTATGATAAGCCGAATGAGTACGGCAAGGATGTAGCCATTACCTTAAACGATTATAAAAAGGAAGAAAATAATACCCCACAGGTTAACAAATTCCCTACTACTCCTGGAAATTATCAGGCTGAAGAATACGATCTACCATTCTAAAAAAAACCAATCATGTCAAAATTTCAATTGAATTTCAATAGTGAAAACAAAGTGATCAGCGTAACCCTTGAAGATGAAGAGCAGGGAATCTTTGATCTAGCTTACTTGTTTAAGAAGTTGCTAGATGATGCAGGTATCCCTAACAAGATAGAGGAAAAGGAGATCACACCTGTAGAACCTTTGCAAGTAGCCAACGAAAAACTAGACTAAACCTTTTACAAAATTTTACACTATGAAAAAGCCTGAGAGATCCGTGATAGAGCAAGCCATTGTCAAGGCATTTGGCAACCTCTCAGCAGCCTCAAAATCATTGGGTATAGAAAGACCTACCCTATATAGTTGGATTGAACAGGATGGCTTAGAACAGGCTGTAATAGAAGGCAGGAATTCTAGGCTTGATTTCGTAGAAGGGAAACTAGATCAGAAGATAGATAGCGGTGATACTACTGCTATCATCTTCTTTCTTAAAACTCAGGGGAAGTCTAGGGGCTATGTAGAAAGGCAGGAGATCACAGGTGCTGATGGGAAAAAGATATTCGAAGTGAATATTGTGGATGACAGCAACTAGCATAAAAACAAATAAAGTATTTCGCCACCTTGAGAATAGCAAATCAAAGATAGTAATTGAGCAAGGTGGCACTAGATCAGGGAAGACCTATAACATCCTTCTTTGGATAATTTTTTCATATTGCGAAAAGAACACAGGTAAGATAATCACCATCTGTAGGAAGACATACCCTGCTTTGAGGGGTACTGTCATGCGTGACTTCCTAACCATCCTGAAAGATCATGAAATCTACTCAGAAGATGATCACTCAAAGACAGCATCAGAATACAAGCTAAACGGCAACACCATAGAATTCATATCACTTGATATGCCTCAGAAGATCAGGGGTAGAAAGAGAGATCTGCTATTCGCCAATGAAGCCAATGAATTGAACTTTGAAGATTGGCAGCAGCTACTATTCAGAACGAATGAGAAGGTGATCATTGACTTCAATCCTTCGGAGGAATTCCATTGGATCTATGACCAAGTGCTACCTAGAAAGGATGTGGAATTCTATCAAACTACCTACAAGGATAACCCTTTCCTGGGGGCAGAGATCAAAGCAGAGATTGAAAGGCTCAAGGATATAGATGAAAACTATTGGAGGGTCTACGGGCTAGGGGAAAGGGGGCAGAGCAGATCCCTAGTATATACATTTAGTACTACCAAAGAAATACCAAAGGAAGCAAAGCTAGTAAGCTACGGGCTTGATTTCGGGTATAGTTCAGATCCTACTTCCTTGGTGAGAACCTACATCTTAGATGATTCTATGTATGTAGATGAATTGCTGTATAGGACAGGAATGACAAATCAGGACATAGCAAATGAGATGAAGGTACTAGGGCTTGACAGGAGTAATGAAGTATTCGCAGATTCAGCCGAACCTAAAAGTATAGAGGAGATCTACAGGATGGGATGGAATGTGAAGCCTACCATCAAAGGATCTATCAACATAGGGATAGACATCATTAGGAGATACAAGCTATTCGCAACGGAAAGAAGCTACAACCTGATCAAGGAACTCAGGAACTACAAGTATATTGAAGATAAAAATGGGCAGATGACCAATAAGCCTGTCGATAATTTCAATCACGCACTCGATGCCTTGAGGTATTCGGTGGTGAATAAGATCACATCAAGCCATCTAGGGAAGTACTCCTTCAGATAAATACATCAAACCTTAAAAATATATTTCTAGCTATGTGGGATAAACTTACAGTAGGGCAGTTCATCAGCCTGTACGATATTGAGGCAAATTCAAATCTGAACATTATCGAGAAGCAGCAGAAGATGCTTGCAATCGTGGAGGGTAAGGATGAAGAATACTATGATGATTTCAAATACAGAGATCTCATGCATGAGTACGCTGAGAAGCTATCCTTCTTTAATAACATACCTGAGACCAAGCCTGTAGACTATTTGCAGGTGGGGAATAACAAATACAAGTTCTGCTTTGAACTACACGAGATCACGGCAGGGCAGTACATTGACATCCTGGCTTTTAGTGGGGAGATCATGCAGATCAATAAGATTGCTGCTTGTTTCTTCCTTCCTATGCAGGGTGATAAGTATCAAGGCTATGGGGTAGTGCCTCATGACATGGTAGCGGATGATTTGCTAGGTGCGAAATTTATAGAAGTATATAGCTGTATGCTTTTTTTTTGTCAACTATTCAGCGAATTAATCGCAACTACCATAACCTTCTCAATGGAGAACAAAAAGATGGCACAGAACCTAGTGGATTTATGGGAAGGTGGGGGTGGGTATTTAGCACTAAGCAGGTCGCAGACTTCCAAAATATCACAGTCAATGCAGCCTATGAATTGAGGGTGATCGAGTACCTGAATACCCTAGCATATTTAAAGGATTATAACAAGGATAAAGAAGCGCAGTACAAGAAATGGCAGTTGCAACAGAAACTCAAGTAGCAGACCTAGTAATAGGAGGAAGGAAACTCAAGCCTAGTGAATACATAGCTAAGGTAGAAGGTACACTTGTGGCAAATGTCAAGAACGCTATGGAGAAACTAGGGATTAATCTAGTAGATAACCTAGCCAAATACTCACCTGCGGATCAGGGCAAATTAGCATCTTCTTTTTCAGTCATTGGAGTAAGCGAAACAAGGACAGGATACAGGCTTGAAATCAAAGTAGGGGTAGACTATGCCGACTACATAGATAAGGGTGTGAGGGGTGTTCAAAATAAGCGCAAGACCTATAAGAATGATGAAGGTAGGTACTATCAATTTAAGAATTATTTCATGCCTTTGGAAGCCTTGAAACAATTGGAAGGATGGATGCAGAGAAAGAACATGGAGATAGATGCTACCAACTTGATAGAAGGTAGACAGGTGCTTCCACAGATCTCAACAAGTGCAAAAAGACTAGCCTACTACATCAAAAAATATGGTATTGAAGGAAGGCAATTCATCAAGAAATCAATTGATGAAGCTACCCCTGAATTCAATGTCGACATTCAAACCATTGGAAGCGATTCACTCATTTTAAAAATAAGCAAATGATCACCCTTGTAGAACCTAGCATTGACATCCTTCCTGCATTCAACAGGATTAACTACACTATAAGCAGCACGAACTCAGAAGAAATAGGCTTCAAGTATGTGGTAAAAGTCTACAATTCAGATGATGAACTAGTCACTACTGCATACTATGACAGCCCTGCTGATCCTGGGGATGCGGTGGAGTTTGATGTCTCAAAATATGTATCTGTAGATTTCACCTATTCCAAGGGCTTCTATGAGACTGCTACTTCTTCAAGTTCAAAGAATGTGATCAAGGGATACTACCTGAAGTGCTATGAGTACTATGAGGTAGGTGGTGAGTTTATCATAGTCACGGCTAGTGAGGTAGTGAGTGAGACTAAGTATGCTTTCGCAGGTGCTTTGCCTTTGCTAGAATTAAAAGAATGGTACTCTGATCAGGTGCAATATTGGGGATCTAGTAATACTATATACAAGCCATTGACTGCATGGGATACTATCAAGGTAAGGGAAACAGATGCGCAGGTATTTGGCTTCATTAACACGGGGCTTTTGACCAATGTAGAACTATTTGTGACCTATTCAAACGCTACTACTCAGACCTACTATATCACCCCTTCGGCAGTTACTAGTCCTCATGTCACCTATGTACAGATCACCCCAATGACCTACGGATCAGGGGTAGTATCTATTCAACTATTTGTAAATTGGAATAACGGATCTGCAAGAAGGTATAAATTTGCTACCCTATACACCCAATCCTGTGGCAGGTATGATCCTATGCGGATAGCCTACCTTAACAAGTACGGAACTTTTGATTTCTTCAATTTTGATCTAGTAAATAAGACTAGTTTTCAGATTGAAAAGAAGGGCTATGAGAGAAACTACAGCGGTGATATCTATGAGGCAAATGGGGTAGTGGTTAAGAACATCAACCCGATCTACTACACAAAAGAAACTCAGAATTGGAAGATCATTTCAGACTATTTGAATGATGCACAGGCGGAACTTCTACGGGAATTATACTCTAGTCCTTTGGTATATTTGAACCTTGTGAATGACAACTATATCAGCCCTTCATGGATTCCTGTCAAGCCTTCAGCTACTAGCTATGAGGTGAAGAAGACGGCATCAGACAAGGTCTTCAATATTGAACTAGATGTAGAATTCCAAATCATAAACAATCGACAGGTAATATGAGCGCAAGGCTATTTGTAGAAGGTATTGAAGCGGATACCCTAGGTGATATAGATGTAGAATTCACCTTCTCTGTGGCTGATGTTAGCGACATTGAAAGAAGGAATACATCCTACTCAAAGACATTAACCCTGCCAAGTACGGCAAAGAATCAGCAGCTATTCGGGAACATCTTTGACATATCTGTAAGCAATGACTACATAGTAGGGGATGTAAACATAGGGCAGAACTTCAACCCTGCAAAGCAGGCACAGGCGCAGATCTTCCTTGATAATGTCAAGATCTTTGACGGGGTTCTAAGGATGATGAAGATCAACTCCAAAGAAGGGGACATCACTTATGAGGTGAATATGTTCGGTAGGCTTCGGGATATCCTTCACGAACTAGGGGATAAGACCCTAGCTGATTTGGATTTTGATGATTATGACCATACTTGGAACAGAACAAATATAGAAGATAGTTGGGATAGGCTTGAGTGGGTAGATGGTGCGGACAACTATGTCTATCCTTTGGTGGATTATGGCTATTCAGTAGACTCAATCACCTACCCTATAGAGAACTTCAAACCTGCTGTATTTGTAAGTGAGATTTTGAAGCGGATCTTTGCGGAAGCGAACTTTCAAGTGACTGCTCCCTTCTTTAATTCCTTCTATTTTAGGAAGCTACTTTTGATCACGGCAGAAAAGACCATCACAAAGGAAAGCACTACCCTACTGCATCAAACCCCTGTACTATATCAGCAGGAAGTGACTACAGATCCTTCCTTCTCAAGGCTATTGAATTTCAGTAGCACCTTAGCTTCAGGATTTTTGGTGCAAAATTCAGGCACTAGATTCAGATGGAATAAGAACCAAACTTTGAACACAGGATTGACCTTGAATCTCAGGGTATCCTTTGAATCTTTGCAGGCATACACAGATAATGTGTGGACTATATCAGTTTTGAAAAACGGATCAGAGGAACTATACAGCAGCAAGCTAGTTTCTTTTATTTCAATTGGTCAATATTATTTTTGGGATGTAGAAATCACAGCAGGAATTAGCCTTGAATACAATGCCTACTTTGAGATCCGATTGAGGGGAGAGATTGCAGGATCAGGAACGAATACCCAACTTCAGACAGAGGTAGTGGTAGCACCTATTGGATCATTCAAGATAGGCAACACAGTACCTGTGGCAGTAGAACTAGAAGAAGGTGATACTATGAAGATAGGATACACCCTTCCAAAGTCAATGAAGCAGCGTGACTTCTTGAAGTCTATCATATCGATGTACAATTTGTATGTGACGCAGGATAGGCTTAGGACAAATGTCCTAGAGATCATCCCCTACAATGAGTTCTACAGAACCTTCAAGGATCAGGCTTTAGATTGGAGTGACAAGCTAGATCAAAGTCAAGAGATAACTATCACCCCATTATCCGAACTATCAGCTAAGGAGTACAGATTGACCTTTGATGATGATGCCGACTATTGGAGTACTTCCTACAAGACTAAGTTCAATCAAGCCTATGGGGAAAGTAGAACCATCATAGACAATGATTTCATCTTAGACACAAAGACTGTGAAGGTGGTATTCAGTCCACCTGTAATGAGGGAGCAAGTACTAGGGCAGATCATGATCCACCTGTACAAGGTAGAAAATGGGGTCAAAGTACCTGACAACTTCAAGCCTAGAATAGCGTATTGGAAGCCACAGGTAGAATGTCCTTCTTGGAATATAGCCTATTCTTCAGGGAACATAGCATATACTGCCTACCCCTATGCAGGTCATCTAGATGATCCTATTTTACCTACTACAGATGTGCTATTCTCATATCCTAGAGAGGTCTATTTCTCGATTGGGGTGTACCCTCAAACCAATAACCTATACACGGAATACTATGAAGGCTTAATCACTTCGATAGGGGACAGGAATAGTAGGCTATTGGAGGGATATTTCTACCTAACACCTACGGACATCATGAACCTAGATTTTAGGACTATCATCAAAGTGGGTGTTCACTACTTCCAACTTGAGAAGGTGGATAAGTTCAATCCGATTGCGAACAATTTGTGCTATGTTTCCCTATTCAAGATATTGAGAAACATCAGCCCTGTAGACTATGACTTCATCCTATTGGAAGATGACTCATATATGCTACAAGAAAACGGAACTTCTAGATTTTATATTTAAGAATTATGGCAGATAAGAGAATAAGTCAACTAGTAGAACGGACAGATATTGCAAATAATGATGTTCTACCTATAGTAGCAAGCGGTGCTACCACAACCAACAAAGTAACTGTTTCCACCTTACAGGAATGGATGCAAGACAACCTTGATGTAGGTGTAACTTCAGTAGGTTTGTCTATGCCTTCAGCATTTACTGTAACCAATAGTCCTGTAACTACTAGCGGAAATATTTCAGTAGTAGGAGCAGGTACTGTCTCTCAATACATTAGAGGAGATGGTAGTTTAGCAGACTTTCCTCAAGGTGGAGGTGGTGGTGGTTCTTCAGTTAATTACTACCTAAATGGTTCTGTATCTCAGGGTACTATCGGGGGTGTGGCTTATCTTGAAATGAATAAGACACCTATTCTAGGTGCAGGAACAGACTTCACTATCAATGCTGATGGATATATAGCTTCCTTCATTACTGATGCAGGTGACCCTGCTTTGCTAGAAATTCCTGCGGGAAATTGGAATTTTGAAACATATCTACAGGCATCTTCAGCGGGAGGTACTCCTAGCTTTTATATTGAACTTTACAAAGTAAACTCAGGAGGAACAGCTACTTTGATAGCATCAAATTCAGCCACACCTGAACTCATAGCATTTGGTACTAGCACCACTCCTTACTTCTCTGCTTTGGCAGTTCCTACTACTACCCTAGCCCTTACAGATAGGCTAGCTTTGAGGTACTATGTAACCCACTCAGGCAGAACTATAACCCTACACACGGAGAACAACACCCTTTGTCAAATCATAACCACATTCACTACAGGCTTAACTGCTTTGAATGGCTTGACTGCACAGGTTCAGAACTTTGCTACAGGGACTAGTGGAACGGACTTCAATATCTCAAGTGCAAGTACTACCCACACCTTCAATATCCCTACTGCTTCAGCTACTAATAGAGGGCTTTTATCTTTTGCCGATTGGACTACTTTCAACAACAAAGCACCTTCTGTCGCAGGGGGTTATGTACCTTACACAGGTGCAGCAGCTAATGTAGATTTAGGAGTCTATAACCTTACAGCAAGTGCAGTAAATGTAAACGGATCAGGTTCAAATGCAGGGGTAATAAATTTGGAAAGCAATGCTATTTTCCCTTTGGTTAATGGATACGGAACTATAGGTTCGGGAACTACTAACCAATTTAATTTTTATCAGACAACAGGGGCAGGTGTTTTTCGTGGTGCTATTTTCAGTTTGAATGGTATCACTGCATCTGCTACAAGAACCTACACTTTGCCTGATGCAGATGGAACTTTGGCTTTGACTAGTCAAATCCCTACCAATCCTGTAGGTGGAACAGGTGCAGCAGGAAGGGTAGCATATTGGAATGGAAGTGGAACTATAACTTCAGATTCACTTTTCCAATGGAATGATACCTTCAAAAGGCTAGGTATTGGTAGAACTCCTACTGTCTCTTTGGATGTAGAAGGAGCAGGATTCTTTTCAGGTGCTTTAGGTGTTGGTGGTGCTTTGAACGGGACTAGTGCTAGTTTTAGTGGTGATTTAACTTTACAAGGTTCAGTCACTAGAAATATTAGATTTCTAGATAGTACAAATACAAATCTAAATGCTCAAATACAATATGACCAAGTAGCTTCAAATAGTGGTCAATTATTATTTGGGACAAGCAATGCAGGGACATTTTCCACAAAATTCAGCATATCAAACACTGGATTTGCACAATTTCAAAGCAATGTAAGATTTTTTTCAGAAATCTATGCTTCAAATGGAACTTCAACTAATGCATCAATTAGATTTTGGGATACTAATTCAGGGTTATATCACCCAGGTTCCGATGCTTTAGGTATTATCACAAATGGTACTGAAAAAATTAGAATCACCTCTACAGGCAATGTAGGCATCGGCACGGCTTCAAGTAATCCTTCATCTGGTTATAAAATGTTGAGGATTAATGGAGCAACAACAGGCGGTGAAATACTTTTATCGGGAGGTGAAGTTGACTATGCCTATATGTATGCTAATTCAGGGAATTTTGTAATTGATGCACTTGCTTCTCAACCTATGATATTTAGGACAGGTGCTCAAAACAGAATGACCATCACTTCGGGGGGGAATGTTGGAATAGGCACGGCTAGTCCTAACCTTACTGCTACAAATAGAACTGTTTTAGATATTAATGGTGTAAGCACTAGTCTATTGGTTTTTAGTAGTGGTGGATCATTTAAGTCTTATATATTTAATGATGGTTCAAATTTAGATATACAAGCACCTACATTTAGTATTGGAACTAGTAACACAACAAGATTAAGTATTACTTCGGGGGGGTTGATATATTTAGGTTCAGCGGATTCAGGTGCATCAGGTTTAGGGGTAATGTACTATGGTGGAGGTTTTGCAAATCAAACTACATTAGATGCAAATACTCGTTTTCAAGGACCAA